AATATACTTACCATCAATAATTTCTACAACATTATTGGATGTATCTGATTTCTCTTTTTCACCGTCGTATTGCTTATTCTTCACCTTTAATGAAAGTGGAGGCAGTACCTGTGATAGAATTTCAAAATTGGAAACACGCTCGTTTCTCTTTTTCTTTAATGTATCTGGATTGATGCGATTGAACATCATCAGCAAATTCATCGCATCTTTCTGACTAAAATCTATGTTTTCTCTTGTAAATCTATAGCAGCCAAGCATGGAATCCTGATAAATTCCTATAATTGCAGCATTGTTTGCTGGGCTGATTATTTGATACGGAACCGCTGCTAAATTACGCAACTCTGATTCTGATTCCGGATCCTGAGGCATATGCAAATTCATTTCCATGAATATCCCTAAAGTTTCCAATAGGGTCAGACTATACCTTAAGCCTTATCAGGTTGATTAGACCATCATATAAGACCCATAACCGTCTAGTCGTTGAACCTTCCCCATTCTCTATCATAACGAGTTTAGGGGCTTGGCTGCGGATTGCCCAATCCTTTCACATTATTACCATTGGGTTCGGCTATTAACCGAGTTCCTCCTTAATGTTTCCATAAAGGAGTGGTAGTGAATGGCTCTAAGGAGGTTCCCCGCAATTTGGTCATGTTGCAGTTAATAACTCTTTTATTTTTTCTAAAAATTCAAATGCTCTTAATTTATTTTCTTCTAATGTTAATAATGGTGAAGTAAATTCTAATTCTTTATTAGGAGGTATTTTAGTATCTGTTATTACTATATCTTTTATTCTTATTCTCCATCCACACTGTATTTTATTTCTATATTTTGGAGTAATAAACGTTTCATAATTTTCAGTTATATTTATTTTATATTTCATAATTCTTGCTATTCTTTTATCAAGTAATGAATTAATTAAACCTGAAGATAAATTCTTCCTAAATTCAAAAGATGGACAAAATGATTTACACCCAGTTGTTAAATTATAACCATTTGGAGATAAAGAATTATGTTTTATAATCTCTTCAGATTCTATACTATTTGCTTCCTCTAAACTACAATTTTTTAATAATTGTAAAATAAAGTTATTTTCTCCATATTTTTTTATAGCATTATTTAAATTACGACAATTATATTTTGTATTATTATTTCCTAACGCCTCTTGAACATGTTTTTTAAATCTACCATATGTCCCATGAGGTATTAATTTATTATTTTTTAATATGTGTGAAACTGCTTGACCAATATATACTTTTTGATTAATATTATTAGTTATCTTATATATTTCAACCCATCTTTGATTTTCATTGTCTATTATTTTATTTTTTAAATCAATATTTACTTCCATTTTATATTATAAGAGCATTTTACTTTTATATTATTTTATAATTAGAGTTATAACGACTAGGGAGTAACACGCTTTTAACGCTCCCTGTTGGGGACAAAATGTTATTTACATATGTCTATCCCCATCAAAATCGGCATTGTATGGTTTTGTGTCGGCGACATTCATTCTAAACGTATCACCTCGCTTCATAATTTTCGCAATGTGACACATCATACTCATTCTGTGTAATGTCGGTTGTCTGTTAAATAGGATTGCATCACCGTCCATCATATGTCGATGTACGATATCACCGTCTTCCAATACGATACTCTTCCTATCCAAATAACGCAGCGTAATATTCTGACCATTTTGTCTTTCCAAAATTTTTGCACCTGGCCACACATCAGGACCATTTTGCACCAACTTTGTCAGAAACGCCTTGTTTACTCTATTCACTACAACTGGCTTTGTAATATTTTTCGCAATTTTCATTGGAATACCTAATTCTCTAATGGAAATATTCGGATCCGCAGTAATGACTGAACGTGCACTGAAATCCACACGTTTCGCCATCAAATTGCCTCTCATACGACCACCCTTTCCATTCAAACGGTCCTTAATCGACTTATAAGGGCGACCAGATCGCTGAGCCATTGGTCCAGCACCCGGCAACTTATTGTCAACCATGGACGCAACATGATATTGCAAAACCAAAGACCAATCATTTACAATATTTTCTGGAGCATTATTCTGAATTTTCTCTTGCAAAGTACGATTTGTCTTGATAATGTGTACCAAAATATGTGTTAAATCATCCTCTGATCGCTGCTGAGCGTCATGTTTTACAGATGGTCTAACCGCAGGAGGAGGCACAGCAAGCACTTGACAGATCATCCAATCGGGACGAGACCAAATAGGACTGAAACCCATAAACGTCACATCCTCATCCGAAATACGCTTGAAAATTTTTAACACAAGCTCAGGCGTTAATGGAATAACAATATTTTCTTCCCCTTCTTCGGCAGTATTCGTCCATTCTGCTAACAAAGCCGACATACCCTCCTTCTTAATTTTTTTAGGCTGCAAACAACCGCAACCATCTTCCGTGTCTTCACCACAACGCTTTACACCCTTGCAAAGCTCAAACACATATTTCCATCGAGCCTGTGACTGCATTTTTAGAGCCTGCTTATACTTTTCTTTGGAAATCAATAATTTACTACATTTAAAACACACACATCGCAATACTTTCTGAATAGTACTTAAATATTGAATATAAAACACAGGTCTAGCTAATTCGATGTGACCAAAATATCCGGGTGTTTGCATATAGTCTAGACCATCTGTAGGACAAATTAGACCAGGTTCTAAAACACCCATTCTGGGATCGAATAATCCAGAGATACACGGTTTATTGTTGACATAAGCTTCTTTACTTGTAATTTCTGCAACAGATCCTTTTCTTATTTCTTCGGGGGATAATATACTAAACTGAATCCCGATAATTTTGGAGCAGTTAATATTCTTCATATTTGCAGAATTCTTTGCCATGCTTCTTATATATTACAAATAATATTTAGATTGTTTTAATTTCAATTTTATTTAATAAGTATTTAATAACTATTAAATAGATAATTAATGTACGCAGAAAATTTGTATTTTATATACACATATATTAATGAGTTCCCCTGCTGAAAATAATATAAATCAACCAGCTTCTGTTAATAAGTACATTTTTGGCAATTTTGGTGGTTTAATATCGGACAAATATATTAAATATGCAAATCTTATTGCTATAGAATGTATCTGTATTTTTGTATTTGCAATTTACCATTACTTTGCATTGATGCATTATGATCCTGATTTATTAAAGTATGAAAAATTCACAACAAAAAAATTTTATCATTTATATGTTTTCTGGAGAGCATTATTAAATTCAATTAATTATCAAGCTACTGCAAATTATACTCCTATCCAATTTAAACATTTAATTCCTCAAACTGTGATTACAATACAATTAGTAAGCTCTCTTGCACTAGTATTCTTTTTCTTAACAGTATAACAATTATTTATTTATTTTTATTTAAATAAAAAATTGAATAAGCTTAAAAATATATCTCAATAAACAATAATAAAGAGATGCCTAGAGATAGTCAAACTAAGATGTCTAAAAAGGAAACAAAGAATTCAAAGCGTAAGGAAGAGATTTCTAGAAAAAAGAAACAACATGAATCTTCAGACGATGATGATGCTTCATTCATTACGGATGATGATAGTGATGAGGAAATGGACCCACAAGAATATCGCAAATTTTTAAAACAAATATTTCCATCCAAACATTTAGACAAAAAAATTAAGGCAGGTGATCGATTAAAGCAGGCTTTAAAAAAGCAACTGGAGGAAGAGGAGGACAGTGAAGAAGACAGCGATGAAGATGACGAGAGTGAAGAAGAGAAAAAGCCTGTAAAGAAATCCGTAAAAAAATCTGCAAAAAAGGTAACGAAACCTAGTAAACAGAATAAAAAGAATAACAAGAATAAAAAGGATGAAAGCGAGGATGAAGATGAGCATGATAGTGATTACGAAGACAGTGATGAAGATGATAGTGACGACAGTGATAGTGATTATGAAGAAGAAATTAGTCCTAAATCAGGTAAGTTCAATATTATATTCACCATTGGAGGTGCAGGAGAAGATGAAGAGGAGGATGAATTAGATGAGCTATTTGAAGATGATGAGGAATGGGAAACATGTTCAGACACAGCGACTGAAAATGAGGATGATCCCATTAGTTCTAGTTCATCCGAGAATGAAGAGGAAGATGAGGAAGACAAAAATGAAAAGAAATCATCTAAAAACGAAAAAAAGAATAAAATTGCACAAAAAAAGAGTTCAAAATCTTCAGAAAAGACTTCAGAAAAGGATGCAGAATTAATTAATAAATTAAAAGAGGCATTAGCTCCTTCTACTGAAACGGCTTCATCTTCTAATACAAATGAAGAAGTGATAAATATATTAAAAGATTTGCAATCCAGAAACAAAGATAATGATCTCGTTAATGAGTGTCTTCGTGTATGCGAAGAGAAAATCACAATCAACAAGAAAAAACAGGAAAAGAAGGTTAAAAAGGAAAAGGCTAGAAATGGTCGCATTTTTAAGAAAATCTTGCGTGATAAAAATACCATGAATGATTTCGAGTTTTATGACAAGCTTGAAACATCGCAACAAAAGAAGATCATCAAGGAATTACGAGAAATCAATAAAATAACTCGTATTGAAAAGCCATATCGTTTAACCCTGCTAGAATGTGATATTCCAGTTATTTTCAAGGCTGCAGCTATGAAGAAAATTAGTTCACTTCGTTATATGGAGCCTGGTTCAGGTGAATTTTATAAAATCAAAAATTGGGTTGATACATTTATGCGTATTCCATTTAGTGAGTACAAGACGCTGCCCATTTCTATTGCTGACGGTGTCGATAAATGCCATGAATTTATGGCGAATGCCCAAAAAACACTCGACGAAGCTGTTTATGGTTTAAATGACGCCAAAATGCAAATTATGCAAATGTTAGGTCAGTTAGTTACAAATCCAAAGGCAATTGGTTCTGCAATTGCCATTCATGGGCCTCCTGGTACTGGAAAAACTAGTTTAGTAAAAGAGGGAATTAGTAAAATTCTGAATAGACCGTTTGCATTCATTGCATTAGGTGGAGCTACAGATAGCAGTTTCTTAGAGGGTCATGGTTACACATATGAGGGGTCTACTTGGGGAAAAATTGTACAAATATTGATTGATAGCAAATGCATGAACCCTGTGATTTATTTCGATGAATTGGATAAAATCAGTGATACGCCAAAAGGCGAGGAAATTGCTGGTATTCTAACACATTTAACAGATACATCACAAAATTCACAATTTCATGACAAATATTTTGCAGAAATCGATTTTGACTTGTCGAAGTGTCTATTTATATTTAGCTA